CTGCTAAATATAACGCAGCGTAAGGGGAGATTGAATTATGGCTTTAGGTGATAATACACTTCAGTCTGCTCGGGGAGTGAATAGCAACCCAGGTAGAAAACCCTACATGGTTCAAACTGTTTTGAATCTTGCAACTGCTTTGTCTGACAAAGGTTCTGCTCTTGCAGCATCTGATGTCATTCCAGTAATTGCTGTCAAAAAAGGAACTATGATCATTAATGCAGGTATCGAAGTTGATACTCAGTCTGATGGTTCTACATTAACTTTAGATCTAGGAACAGGGGCTGATGCCGATTGTTTTGTAGATGCATTTGATGGAACATCTGCAGCAGGAGTTGTTGCTCAAAATGCAGCAGCATATCAACCATTGATGACTACTGCGGATGACAACATTGACCTAACAATTGCTACACTATCTGGTGGTGCAGTTGCTACAGGTAAGTTGCGCATCTGGGCAGTTATGATGGACTGTACAGACATGGGTAAAGACGGTACTGCTCAAGAAGTAGATCGTGATACACTTGCATAACTAACTTAAGGGGCAGGGCAACTTGCCCCTTTAACTTACTGATATGATACTTACAGCTAAAAATAAACACAAAGAATGGGACATACGTGTTTTTAATCTAGATGAAGTATATTGGGAATTAGATGAAGCTGCTAAAAGGGATTTAAAATTTTTAGAAGCTATAAAAAATAGCATAGATAATAAAGGGATGCTTTGGCCTCCTATAGTGTGGACACAAAAAACTTTTTTAAAGTATTTTGAAGATCAACCAGACAGACAAGATCCCATGAAAAGAATAAACACAAATTTTATTTATCGTTGCGCAATAGGTAATAGTAGATTTAACTACGCAAAAGAAAATAAATATACACAAATAGAATGTGTATTTATACCTAAATGGCAGGATAAGGATATAGTTTTAAAAACTACTCAAATGGAATATTGCGTAGATTTTTAATAAAATAAGGTAGTTATTAATGGCAACTTATATAACACTCGTAAATCAACTTCTTACTCGTTTAAATGAAGTTACACTAGATACTGCAGGAGATGGTTTTACCACAGTTCGTAATGTTCAAGCACTTGCTAAAGATGCTATTAATAACTCTATTAGAAATATAATTCAAACAGGACAAGAGTTTCCTTTTTTAAAAACAACTAACACACAGACATTAGCAGCAGGTACTAGGCAATATGCCTTTCCTGCTGATTTTGCTTCTGTAGACTGGGATACATTTTATATAAAACAATTAGGATCTGCAGGTAATACACCTAGCTTTCTTCCTACAATATCTTTTGAAGAGTACACTCAAAGATTTCGTGGCTTAGATGACGAAGGTGATTCTGGTTCTGGTATCTCGGCACCGCAACGGGTGTATCAAACACTAGAAGCAAAATTTGGTGTTACACCTGTACCAAACGATAGCTACGAAATAGAGTATGTATACTTTTCATTTCCTGCTGATCTAACAGCTTTTGATGATACATCTGTTATCCCAGATAGATTTAATCATGTACTAATTGATGGTGCTATGATGTACATGATGCGCTTTAGATCTAATGATCAAAGTGCTGCTATACATCAACAAAACTTTCAGGAAGGTATAAGATCTATGAGACGAGTACTTATGGATGATCCACTTGATGTTAGATCAACAGTAATACAAAGAAACAAATCATTTAGTAACACTATTAGCAGTATTGTATAATGCCAGATAATTTAGCCTCTTTTAAAGTCTACTGTGAGGGTGGGCTAAATACAAACAGGGATGTGTTGTCACAAGGTGAAAGACAACCTGGTTCTGCAACTAAATTAACTAATTATGAACCTGCTGTTACTGGTGGTTATCGTAAGATAAGTGGATTTAGTCATGATTTTGGTACAGTTACAGGTACAGGAAGTGTTTTAGGTGTTTGTGTAATAAATGGCATAAATGATGGTATATTAGCTTGTCGTACTCCTTCTAGTGGTAATAACTATTTACATAAATGGAATAATACTTCAAGTGCATGGGATGCTGTAACTACCTCTGGCTCACCTACAATGTCAGGTGTAACTAAGGTTAGATTTACAAAATACAACTTTGGTAGTCCAAAGGTAATACTAACAGACGGTATCAATCCTGCAGCTACTTATGATGGTACAACATACACTCAAATTACTCATGCTGATGCCCCCACAGACCCTAAATTTTCTGCAGTATTTCAAAACCATATGTTTTTAGCAGGTGATCCTGCAGAAAATACAAACTTATACTTTAGTGCTCCCTATGCAGAAACAGACTTTAGTGCAGCAAATGGATCTGGGGTAATAAATGTAGGTTTTTCTGTAGTAGCTATAAAGACTTTTAGAGATGCCCTGTACATTTTTGGTACAAATAATATTCGTAAACTTGTTGGTAATAATATCTCTAACTTTGTATTAGAAACTATTACAGATGACTTAGGATGTTTAGCTTCAGATAGTGTTTTAGAGATAGGCGGTGATCTGCTTTTCTTATCTCAGGATGGTATTAGGCCAGTTTCAGGTACAGATAAAATTGGAGATGTCAATCTAGAAACAGTGTCAAAAAATATTCAGTCTATATTTGCTGATGTTATTTTTGACATTAACCTTGAAGGTTTAAATGCTGTAATAGTCAGAAAGAAAACACAGTTTAGATATTTTTTTGCAGATGCAGATACTCAAGGACTTATAGGAGGTTTTAGACAAACTCCCAACGGTATAACTTTAGAATTTGGACAATTATTTGGAATACAGGCTACTTGTGCTGACAGTGGTTATATAGGTCAAAATGAGTTTGTTCTTCATGGAGACAGTACAGGTAAAGTATATAGACAAGAAAAAGGTAATAGTTTTGGTGGAAGTGAGATATTTAGTTCTTATCAAACACCTTATTACTATATGCAAGACCCTGAACAAAGAAAAATATTTTACAACGTAGCAACATATATGCGTTCTGAGGGTGACAACGAATTATTTATGTCTGCTGTTTACGATTACGAAGATTCAAACATTTTAAGCCCTACAGATTTTACACTAACAAACGATAATGCAGCAGCCTATTACAATGAAGCAGCTTATGCAGCAGATAATGCGACAAGTGGGGCTATTTTTGATGGTGATCCTTCACCAGTACGTAGAACAAATATTTCAGGTTCAGGAAAATCAGTATCTTTTAGGTATGTAACTAACGATACAAAAGCATCACACAGTATACAAGGTCTAGTGATTACTTTTGGGGTAGGAGATAGGTTATAAAATGGCAGGTTATACAAGACAATCAAGCAGTAATATACAACCAGGTGAGATTGTAAAATCTGGTCCAGTAAACAATGAATTTAATGCAATAAGAGATGCTTTTAATAAAACATCTGGTCACAAACATGATGGTTCAACTGCAGAAGGTGCATTTATATCTACTTTAGCAGATAGTGATGGATTAAATAAAATTGTAATAGATACATCTAATAATCGTATAGGATTTTTTAGTGAGGTATCTTCTGCTGCTGTAGAGCAAATAAGAATACAGGATGGTGCTATTGTCCCTGTAACCGATAATGACATTGATCTTGGTGCTTCAGGAACAGAATTTAAAGATTTATTTATTGATGGTACAGCTACAATAGATACCCTAACTGTAGATGAAAGTGCCACTATTACTGCAAACCTAACAGTAAATGGAAACACTACTCTTGGTAATGCTGCATCAGATACTGTTACTCTTACTGCTGATGTTGCATCTGCTATTACTCCTTCTGCTGATGACACACATGACCTTGGTGCTGTAGGCTCTGAGTGGCGTAATTTATATGTTGATGGGCAAGCTTTAATAGATGATCTTGTAGCTGACACTGCTGACATTAACGGTGGTACAATTGATGGTGTTACTATCGGTGGCTCTAGTGCAGGTGCAGGTAGTTTTACTACAATAGGTTCTTCTGGTTTAGCTACACTAAATTCACTTACAGTAACAGGCGCTACTGCTCTTAATGGTGGTCTTACTATGGACACCAACAAGTTTACTGTCGCAGATACAAGTGGTAACACTGCGAT